AGATATAGAGCCAGAAGAGTCTAATTTTTCTTTGTGGGACTATGATCTATCCTCAGATGACTATCCAATTCTTTTAAGAAATAAGAATAATGGTATTAGACCATATGGATCTGGATTTCCAGTTAATACACTTATGAATGTTCGGACTATAGAGATGTTCTTTACACCCATAGCCCTTTCTGCAAACTATTTATTCTATAACAGCTCCGCACAGTATTCATGGAACGCAACTGGTGTTGTTTCAAAAACGGGTATATCTGCAATATATGTAAATGGCGTAGACAGAACATCCTCTACTAATGTAAATTCTTTTATGAGCCCAGATGAAATATATCATATTGTTATTGTTTTATCGGCAGCAGCAACTAGCCAAATATGGTTTAATGTTAAAGTAACTGGAGGAACATGGTCAAATTCTGGGCCAAGAAACTTGTATAAGAATATAGCCATATATCCAACAGCATTTACTTCAAATCTAGCCATATCCCATTATGGCCTTTATACTCAAAGACCAGCCACCTTATCAGAAGATACGTCAATGTCGATAACAGAAAACACCTATGAAGTACATGATTATGACTGGATTGTGGTCAAAAGCGTTTAGTTTGGTACAATTGTGTGACAAAAAGCTGGACTTATGTTTCAAAGAATGGTAAAATAAAATACTATGGATATTAAAACAATAAATACAAAGATGCTAGAAGAGGAAACTACTCTAGGCATATATGTTTGGGAGATGCCCGATGGACGATGGATTGGTGACGACGACGGAAACTTCCTTTCTATTACCGCAAAAAAGGGAAATAGATCAAGGATGGACGCCCTTGCTAGAGAAGTTCGCTCATATGGTATTCATGAGGGTCAGCCTAAATTCTTATCAGGTCGCAGAAAAATCGACGACGAAGAATTTGAATATCAAAAGAAAAGACTTGACTGGGGATTAGTACCAGACCCATTAGATATTGGTAACCATAAAGATGAAATGAAAAAGCTTAGGGGCTTAAAGTAAATGGAATTTATAAACGATGAAACTTCTAATAATGATATTAACATATCCAATGCAATGGATTGGGCTCTTTTAAATAAAGAAGTTGTAACAAGCAATGACCCATTTACAATAGATATAGATGGACTAAAAAAGGTCGGCGGCCTTAGCACATCATTTAAAAGAAAAATGAACAGAGAGTTTACAAAAAGATTTGTTGGACAAGAAGGAACGGCTACACAGCAAAATCTTTTAGCTCAAGCAATTACTGGTTATGCTATGTTCGATTTAATCGAGCCACCGTATAACCTAGATTATTTATCAAGAGTGTATGAAATTTCAACATATAACTATTCTGCAGTAAATGCAAAGGTTGCCAACATAGTTGGCCTAGGATATGATTTTGTTGAAACAAGAAAAACCAACGAAGCATTTGATTCAATAACAGATGACAAGCAACTAGAGCGAGCTCGTAAGAAGCTAAATAAATTAAGACAAGATCTAAATGTATGGCTAGACGAAACAAACGAAGAAGAGCTATTTATTGAAACTCTTAAAAAAGCCTATACAGACTATGAAGTAACTGGAAACGGATACATTGAAATTGGAAGAACCACTAGCGGAAACATTGGATATATTGGACACATTCCAGCAAAGACAATGAGAGTGCGTAGACTTCGTGACGGATTTGTTCAGCTACTTTACGGCAAGGCTGTTTACTTTAGAAACTTCGGGGACAAAGAAACAGAGAATCCAATTGCAGGAGTAGAGGATAGACCAAATGAAGTTATTCATTTAAAGAAGTACACTCCTACAAATAATTACTATGGAATACCAGACATTGTGGCAGCAACAAATGCACTTGCTGGTAATGAATTTGCAGCTAAATATAATTTAGACTATTTTGAAAATAAGGCTGTTCCAAGATATATCATTACAGTAAAAGGTGCAAAGCTTTCTCCAGAAGCAGAAAGAAAATTACTTGAGTTTTTCCAGGTTGGACTAAAGGGCAAAAATCATAGATCTCTTTATGTACCACTTCCAGCAGATACCCCAGACTCAAAAGTTGAATTTAAAATGGAGCCTATTGAGGCAAGCACTCAAGAGTCATCATTTAATAAATACCGTCAGGCAAATAGAGACGAAATCCTGCTTGCCCATCGTGTTCCAATAAATAAATTGGGAACCCCAGAGGGTGTTAATTTAGCGGTTGCTCGTGATGCCGATAAAACATTTAGAGAGCAAGTCTGTGCGCCAGCACAGATGGTTTTGGAAAAAATATTAAATAAAATAATTGAAGAAAAAACAGATGCTCTTTTAATTAAATTTAATCAGCTTACGCTTACAGATGAAGATACACAATCTAAAATTGATGAGCGTTATTTAAGAATGAAAGTTATTACCCCTAATGAAGTAAGAATTAGAAAGGGTATGGTTCCAGTTGATGGAGGCGACGAAATGGTAGATTTAAAAGCTCAGGACGCCGCTGAAATTACCGCTCAGGCCACAAATAGCAGACAAAGAACTCAAGATAGAAGTGCGGCTTCTCCAGATAAATCTGGTGAAGGAAGAAATGCAAAGGGCGACGGCAGACAAGTCGACTAGGTCCACTCAACCACTATTTGCCTTTTTATGCTTACAAGTATAAAATTAAGCATATGAATATTGAAAAGTCACATTGGTCTTCCAATGGTGAAAACATACAGTTATCGGTTCCTTTTACAAAGGTAAACCGTGAGAAGCGAACAGTCTCAGGATTTGCAACTTTAGATAATATTGATCAAACTGGTGATGTCGTTACATCTGATGCAAGCATGAAGGCATTTGAAAGCTTTCGTGGAAACATTCGTGAGATGCACACACCACTTGCAGTTGGCAAGATGCTTTCGTTTAAGCCAGAAACATATTACGATCCGATTACAAAAGAATTTTTTAACGGTATCTATGTAGATGTATATGTATCAAAAGGTGCAAATGATACATGGGAAAAATGTTTAGATGGTACTCTAACAGGTTTTTCAATCGGCGGAAAAATTACAGAGTCAGATAATGAAGTTAATAAAGCAACTGGACAACCAGTAAGATTTATTAAGGGATACGACCTAATGGAGCTATCAATAGTAGATTCACCAGCAAATGAATTATGTAATGTTCTTTCAATATCTAAGATGAATGGTCAGCTAGTATTTAAAGGCATGGCAGCAGAAGTAGTAACAGAAAATATTTTTTATTGTGAAGAGAGTGACTCTGTATTTATGTCAACAGAAAAAACTTTTGATTCACCAGTATCTGGAAAGCCAGCAACATTAATTGGCTGGGTAGAAAGTTCAGACGTAAACAAATCAAACGAAATAGATAAGATTCTTGATTCATTTAAGAAGTCAAGATTACCGTTGCCTGATTCACAAAAAATTGCAAAACAGGCAAACGTAGAAGGAGGTAATGAAGTGTCAGATATACAAAAAGATGTAGTAGCTGCAGAAGCTATTGCCGAAGAAACACTAGTAGTTGCTGAAGAAGCACCTGCTGATGTAGACGCTGCTCCCGCAGCAGACGCTTCTGCCGATTCTCTCGAAAAAGCAGCCGATGTATCAGAAGTTGAGGTTGATGAACCTGATTTTGCAAAGATGATGGGCGATCTAAAAGGCTTTTTCTCAGAAACTCTTACTAAGGCTACAGAAGCTAACGCAGCACAGGTGACAGAAATTAAGTCAACTGTTGAAAGCTTTAGCAAGGCTGTCGAAGTTAGAATCACAGAGTTGGCAGAACAACACGCAGCATTAAGCAATGCTGTTTCAGATATCAAAAACACAATTGATGGTGTTACAAAACGTGTCGATGCAGTAGAATCAGAGACTGCAATTAAGAAGTCCTCAGATCTTGGCGGATCTCAGGAATTAAGCATAACAAAATCTAAATGGAACGGTTCTTTCCTCGGTACCGTATCAGATTTAATTCGATAATAAGGTAGGTGAAAATATAATGAGTAACGAAATGTTAGAAAAAGCAATCGCCACAGGCACAACCGCCACTGGCACATTTGCATCCGCAACAGGCGGAACAGGAATCCACACAGCATCAGAAGATGGTAATGGTGGTTTACTAAACCCAGAGCAATCAGCTCGCTTTCTTGACTATATGTTCGACGCAACCGTAATTGGTAAAGTCGCACGTACTGTGAGAATGAAATCAGATACAACCGAGATTGATCGCATGTCAGTTGGCGAGAAGCTTATGAAGCTCGCTACAGAAGGTGACAACACAGGCACAAATGCTGCAGTCACATTCTCAAAGATCTCTCTTACAACAAAGAAGCTTCGCTTGGATTGGGAGCTTTCAACAGAGTCTCTAGAAGACAATATTGAGGGTCCAGATCTAGAAGATCACATTGCACGCATGATGGCAACACAGGCAGGTAATGACATTGAAGATGTAGTCCTTAATGGAAATACA